ATGGCTTCAATCCTGCCAGTCGGCAGTCGCTGGCGTGCCCAGGTACGTAAGCGAGGGCAGAGTATAGCAAAAACGTTCAAAACGAAAGGCGCTGCCGAAGCCTGGGCGCGGGAGAAAGAAGTCGAGATCGACAAGGGGCAGAACGCTGTCGACGCGGCCACCGTAACCGTGGGCGACCTTGTCAAAAAGTATCGCGAGGCGCGCGCCGAATCTGACCGGGCCGTGAAGCCGAAGTCCAACGAGCACTACATCCTGCAGCGCCTCGAGGATGCGTTCCAAAGTCACTTTGCTTCACGGCTCACGACCCAGCAGATCGTCAAGTTTGCCCAGGATCGCAGGAAAGCTGGTGCGGGTGGCTACACCGTCGACATGGATATCTCCAAGCTCGGAACGGTGCTCCGGCACACGGCGTCACTGCTTGGTCTGACGCTACCCGACGTGATCGGCGCGGCCCGGCCAACACTTCACCATCTGCGACTGATTGATGCTGGCGGCAAGCGGGAGCGCCGACCGACACCCGAAGAAATCGAAAAGATATTTGCGTGGTTTGCCGAACATCCGGAACGTCAGCAGGCAATGCCCGACCTGTTGCGCGTCGCCATGCAGTGCGCGTTCCGCCGTGGTGAACTGTTCAACCTGCGCTGGGATGATATCGATGCCGAAAATCACCTCGCGCTGGTGCGCGATCGCAAACATCCCCGGCAGAAGATCGGAAACAACGAGTGGATCCCGCTGATCGGTGACTCGTTCGAAGTCGTCATGCGCCAACCGCGTTACCCGGTGCCACCGGAATACGCGGAGAGGCACAAGGCAGATCCGAAGACACCGCCGCACAAGAACGAATACATTTTCCGGTTCGACAAGGGCACGGCCAGCAAGTATTTCAAGGAGGCGTGCGACGCCAAGGGGATCGTGGATTTGCGTCTGCACGATCTGAGACACGAAGCGACCAGTGCGCTATTTGAGGCGGGATGGCAGATTCCGGAAGTGGCCGCCGTGACGGGGCATAAGGACTGGCGCAACCTGAAGCGGTACACGAATCTGGATCCGGCTCAGGTGGCGAAGAAAGGCAGGCTGAAGCTGGTGAAGGCGGCTTGAGGGCAGGAGCCGGTGATACCATCCTGGCACCTCAACTCCGCTCAGGTGCCATGATCAATCTGTTTCATGTCTGCCCGATCCCGCTCGAGGCGGGCAGCGTAATCAAGGCCGGGAACTTTGGCCGCGTCATCGAACAATATCGCCCCTCTGGCTTGGGACCATTGGCAGTGCGGGAGCTCGCATTCGAGGCGGTGCGGCTCAAGCACTATGCGCAGTTGCCTAGCCGGCTCACGTCGATATTCCTTCTGCCTACCCTCGAGCACGCGCAACGCTATGCTGCGCAACATGCCTTTACGTCTCTCATCTATCAGGTTGAACCTGTGCAGGATCGGCCGATATTTCACGGAGACATGTCACTGGTATCGCTGCAGTTCCCTTCGGAGCAGATCCCTGCGATTCCGTTTCTGATGACCCTGGCAGACCAGTACTGGAGGGGAGTCAACCAGGTTGGCCAAGACTCTGAACTCTTGACTGAGGCATCTGTCAGGATCGTGCATGTCATCGATCCGCGACAGACGCCTGGCGTAGCAGTGTCATAGGAGATCCACGGCCGGCCCCTTATGCGGCGGCCCGTTCGCGCGCCTTCTTCGACATCTCGTCGAGGTATTCGGCGACCGCATCATAAGCCGCGTAACGGGCCGCGCCTTCCTTGTACGTCGGGATCGGGAACGTCTCCGCGCTGACCTGATTGCGGATCGTTCCCTCGGACATGGCCAGCAGCGTCGCGAGCTGGCCCATCGTCATGCGCGGGCCGAATTTTTCAAGAATGTATGCGCGGGTTAGCAGGCTCATTCGTCGCCCCCATTCCTCAAGTTTTTTCGATAGGTGCCGATAGGTCCGGCATGACTAAATTCTTCTCTAAAGACCTGGCTGACAACGTCGGCTTTGGCATTGCGACCGACATTGCGGCAACCTCGGCTGACCTTCACATCGACCTCGCTCGTATGGCTGCCGTGCGAAAAGCACAGGGGCGCCCGACGTTCGAGGAAGAGGAGGCGACAGACAAAGCCGAGTTTAGGCAAATGATTGCGGAAGGCCACGAGCTCGATCCTGACGTTGCGGCGTGGGCGCTCGAAGATTGATTTGGGCATGATGGTACGTCCTCACGTCGACGCTGGCCGCATAGCGCGGTCGAGCATCATCAGTCCTGTTTCGAGCTGGACGCCGGCGGCGTTAGCCCATGTGCGTGCCTCCTGTGCCGTTTTGTGTCGGCTATAGCTGCCTACCTCGTCGCGCATGAGGTCAAGTAGCTCGATGTCCGCTCCAAGTGCGATGACTTCAACAAGCTTGCGGATCTCGACGCGAACGGCGTCGATCCGAGCGAGGTTTGCGAGTCGGGAATCCGACTCGCCTTTCTTCGTCTGGATAGCCTTTCGCCGCGCGAGCGGCGCTTCGTTTATCTGGATCGTTTTGGCGGGTGCGAGCCCGCTGCTGTTGACGTCGTCGTTCGATGCGTGCGCCGGAACGGCGCCAGCGAGGGAAAGCCGCGGGCGTTTGTCCGCCGCTTCCCGCTTACGCGGCAGCTGACGTGGGGTAGAAATGGCCGGGCGAACCGTCATTTCGCCGCCTCCTCTGCCATATCCTCGATCCAGTCCGGGTCGGGCATCGTCCAGAGCTTGTCGAGCCATGCGTGAACGGCAGGCATCTCTTTCGCGTTGCGCGTGTAATGGTTGTCAAGTCGTTTCGTCAAATCCTGAACTGCTGCGCGGATTGCTTGAACGCGGGTTCGGTAGATCGATTCGATGCCCCGCACCGTCAGCGGACTAGACGCGTAGTTAGTGCCGATCGTGTAAGTGGTGGAGTAGATCCACGCACCTTCTTCGGGTTGAGCTAGGTGGATCTCGACCGGTGATTTTCCGGTGCGTTTGAGCACCGGCGCTTTCACCGTTTCGTAGTCGACGAATCTGCCGTCAGCGTTTGGTTGGTGGACGCGATGCTTCGCATTTTTGGTCGCCACGGCGTCCAGCAGATCCGCATGTGGAGTGAGTGCTGCGTGCACGCCGGCGATGGTGCCGGGTGAGAGCCTGCCGAAAACCGGGTCGTGCAAAACTGACTGCAGCGCCTGCAAAAGTTGCTTTGCATGGGCGTCGGCGATCTTGTGCGTCGTGGGTTTGTCGAGCGCCTTCTTGGTAACTTTCGCCTTTCCGTCTGCTCTAGCCTGCGCTGCGGCGCTGTGGAGCCGTTCAAGCGCCTTCTCGCCGCCGTGCGTCCGGATCTCTTCGATCGCGAGCGTCGATGAGACCACCTTGTCGCGGACCAGCTTGTGAAGTGCCGCTGGCGCGTTCGCGAGCAGCAGCACGTCGCGGATGGTCTGATCCGTTATGTTGAGGCGCTTGCAGATCGTGCCGTTGGTCTCACCGAGCTGCTGCAGTTCGATCACTTTTTCCGCGAGCTGCAGCGGCGTCAGCTTCTCGCCGTCGTTGTTCGTAATGCCGGCGTAGATCAGATTGGCGCGATTGACAGACTTGGCTTCGTCGATCACGCACGGTAGCCGGTCAATCTCCTTATCCTTTGCAAACCCGCCTTCCTTGATAGCGAGCAGTGCGGCGTGGTAGCGGTGCTGGCCCTCGTAAACGAATATCCGGTCTTCGCCGCCGACCTTGCGCACGAAACAACCGAGCGGCTTCTTTCGATCGTAGCCGTTCGCCTTCATGAGCTCGGCGAGGTGGCGAACGCGATCGTGATCGAGCGGGCGAACGTTGTCGCGTGGGTCGTAATGTATCTGATCCGGCGGAACGGTCCAGAGATCTGACGATCCGCCGCCGGCGGCTTTGATGGCTGCTTTCGTGTTGCCGGTGATGATCATCGCGTCGAGAACGAGCGGGCTGGTCTTAGCCATTGTTGGTTCCTCCCGTCGACGGGAGGCCGCCAACATCGGCAAACGTGGCATCTGGTGCGTAGTGAAACAACGTGCCGTCGAACGGAGCGATCGCGGTGCCGCCGAGCCAGTACACGAGGCGCTCGTCGGCACGGCGGATGGCCTGCCGCACGACCGTAGCGCGCACCAGCATATGCAGATTGAGCCGCAGTGCCTGTCGATCGGCGTGGGGCAATGCGGCCTCAATATTGTCGATTGTGAGGGGGTCCCGCTGTCCGGCGAAAAACGCGATCAGCGCCTTGCAGATAGGAGAGAGATCAGTTGGCATGTTGTCTCCGGAGGCGACCGTACAGGGTGGCGCGCAGGAACGGCCGAGCAAAGCAGATAGCGCAGAACAATGCGATGGCCACGACGATGAGCTTGCCGGCGGAAATGCCAGCGAACAGCCAGAGCGCTGCATCGGCGAGACCGAACAAATAGCCGATATGGCGTTGCTGGGCCGCACCAGTGAGAAACCATGCGGTGCAGCACGTGGCGGCGGCGACGAGGAGGGCGAGGATCACGCGACCTCCTTCACGCGCACCGTGCGCGGTTGCCGCTTCTTTGCCTTGGCGATTGTCTTTGCGGCAAGCGACTCGGCGGTTTTGCGATGATGCTTTCTGAGGGCCGCTGCGCAGTCGTCTTCGTTTGGATACGAAATCGACGTGCCGACGACGTCAGTGCCGTCCAGGATCATGTAAAGCGTGTGCACGCTGCCGGCGAGCGGTCGGCGGCCAACGACATACTTTCCGACCATCACCGGCGTCGTCGCGCGAGGTGCCATTGGGTCGTAATGAACGATAGAGCGCAGGCCGATGGTGTCTCTGCGCGTAGGCTCCTGCGGAGCGTTGAGTTTCATTCTTGGCATGTGGCGTTATTCCGTGTCGCCAGCGGCAAGACGTTTGCCGTCCAGCGTGAGTTGCTCGGGTAGCGCGCGTTTCTTGCGTAGCTCGGCACAATTGGCGAGGCAGATGCGCAGCGCTGGATTGGTGATCGAGTCGAGGGCGGAGCCGCGCAAATCGCAGAGACGATGTTCCCGTTCGATGTCGGCATCGGTTACCGGGATCCGCTTGGCCATCGTCCGGCCCTAGGTCGTGGCGTGGATGTGAGCCGGCTGTACTGCAGCCGGTGTGGGCGAAAGCAGGTTGATGCCGATCACAATGACAGCGGCGATCAGGGTCGAGCGCCAGACTAGGGACTTTTCAAAGTCACTGTGCTGGCGGATTTGAAGGTCGCCCTGCATGGCGACCAACCACGCTTGGCGGCTCCCCGTATTTAGATCGATGCATTTCGTCGAGGACCTACGCGCCTCGACAAAGTTAGATGCGCTCATCGTGTTCTCCCGAGTGCGAGCCGCTTCGGATACGAAACAGTCGCTAGCACTTTGCGGCTAGTCTAGCATTAGAGTGCGCAGTGTCAAGCACTATAGTGCTAGGTGCGACGCAAGAAAAAGCCCGCTTCGGTGAGCGGGCTGAGGCGACGTGTCGGATTATGAAACGGTTTTGTCGGATGTTTGTATGCGTTTTGTTGGGAAAATATAAATGGCGGCGCTCCGCTTATCAGAGGTCAGCTTGCTTTCCTATGCTCCTGCTGTGACCTTTCCCACTCTGCCTTCTCCATCTTCATTTTTATGAACTGGACGATCTCCTGTCGATCTGGCGGTGGCAGCGACTGCAGGGAGTCGGCGATTAGACCGGACAGCGCCTGAGCTCCGTTTTCTCCAGTCACATTAAAACTGATCAAGTCTCCGCCTAAGTTGGGCATAAGGAGCCGCCAAGTGTCGATCTTGAAAAAATGCGCAATCTGATCGAGCACCTCAATGGTCGGGTTTCCTGTCCCGTATTTGATCCGGCCCAGCGTTCCGTCAGCGACTTGCATTTGCCGCGATAGGTCGAGGCGAGAAACATCCGCTCGGCGATCGAGCAGGAGTTTCAGGTTTTCGGCCAAGGTTTTCTTTGTATCTAGCATGATCGTGCCAGTTTATTCACATCGTCTAGCCATGTGGTGCTTGATGCATCTAGCCATGTAATGCTAGACTGAATGGAAACCCCAACTGAGGGCATTCCATGTCTCTTATTACGACAATCCGCAGTGAACTCGTCGCTCGAAAGGGCGAGTGGCCAACCGTTTGCCGTCAAACCAACTTGTCTTATTGGTGGGTGACGAAGTTTGCGCAGGGTCGGATCGAGAACCCGGGTGTCCGCAAGCTTGAAACGCTACAAGCGCATTTTGACGCCCATCCGCGAGACCAGGTCCACGGATCTGAGTCTGGTTCCAAACCGCATGTGGTGACCGGGATTCCCGACACATCGCACTGATCGCCTTTTCAAGCCGGCGCCAATACGAATGTTGCACGCGTCGCCGCTGCGTAAACAGTATGAAAAGCCGAATCTACAAAGACACCGGGGATTCAAATGACCTGCAGATATAGCGGTACAGACTGGCTAGACGTTCTCTATACATCAGTGCGTAGTACGCCCGGGGGCGTTGCAGACGCGGCGGCTTTCCTGACCAATCGTCGCGGCAAGACCATCGGTACAGAATCGCTTCGCTTGCGTTTGCGCGGAGAAGGCGAAAACCGGCTTTCGATGGAAATGTTCGAGCTGCTTGTCGAGTGGATGGAAGAAAAACGCCAGCCGCAGTGCTTTGAGGCGATTCACGCACTCAATGCTCGTTTCGGTTTGCGTGCAACTGAGGCAACCGACCAGAATGCGGCCGTTAGCGTCGACGCGGTCGCGCTTGGCGCACTCGATTTCGCGCGGCAATCGGGTGTTGTCGCCGGTGAAGTACGCACCGCACTCGCTGATGGCGTTATCACGCCGCAGGAGGTCGATGTGATCGCCGTAGCCGCCCGCACAAATCAGCGCTTGCTTGATCGCCTCCTGCGCACCGTGCAGGCCGTTAGCAGGCTGGGTCGCCGCCAAGCATGAGGTTTTGCCCTGGAATGTCATGCTGCAACCCGCACCGTGAGCGGGTTGAACTGTCCTGCGATGCGAACCAGCAACTAGCGTGCGGGATGTCCGCTCTTCAGTGGATGGCCGATCGCGATCCGGACCACACGCCGCAGTTTCTGGCTTCCCTCATCAATACCTTCCCCAGCGACCTCGCGCTAATTCGGCAGGCGGCCTTGCGCGCGGCGGTTGTTCCCCTGTTCGTTGAACGATCCGCACAGGCCTGTGCGGCATTGAAGACCAAAACTGAGCGGCACGACTTCAGGCGGCAACTGGAGGGAGGGCTCGCGCCTGCTGATCTGGAGCGTTTCGATCAGCTCATGTCCGCCGAATGGCGCCGCCTTCGCGGCAAGTAATCAGGGAGACCACAAAGTGACTTTGCGCGGTGCGAGTTCATTGCTTCGCCGTAGTAATCCATCGTTCGGACGTTCTCCGTCCGGTCAACAGATGTACGCCGCCGGCCGCGCCGCGTGGCGTGCGTTTTCTCATCAACGCGAACGCCAGAGGAGGATCAACGAATGTCTTCGTTAGAGCAGATCGTTCAGCAGCTCGAGGCTGACGGTCATCCTAAGCTGCCTGACGGCCACCCGATTGCTGATGGAATACCCCATCGGTATGGTGCTGGCAAAAAATATTGGTATTCGCTCCACCAGATCAAGCGTGCGGGCAAGCCGCTCGGTTACACCGGCGCATTCGGGCGCTGGTCCGGTAATGACAACGGCGCTCAGGCTTTTCAGTGGCACGGCGAGGCATTGACGCCGGAAGACGTCAATGCGGCCCGGCAGCGTCAACAGGCCACTGATCGTGCCGAAGCCGAAAAGAAAGCACACGCTGCGAAACTCGCCGCAAATCGTGCGCGCGATCAGTGGCAAAGAGCAAGTGATGACGGCACGTCCGGCTATCTCGATAGAAAGCAGATCACACCAGAGGGCGTGCGCTTCGACTCCGAAGGCGCGGTGCTGGTGCCTATGTTCCAGTACGCCGACAGCATCCGACTCGTCGGCCTGCAAAAGATCACGCCCGATGGCGCGAAGCGCTTTAACAAGGGCATGGAGAAGAAGGGCGCTGCGTATCTGCTTGGGGACATTGGCAATGACGACAAGGTCGCCATGATCGCTGAAGGGTACGCGACAGGCCGTTCGATCCGGATGGCGACCGATGAGGCGATCCCCCTGTCGATCTGCTTCGATGCGGGCGGCATCCTGTCCGCAGCGCGGTACCTGCGTGACACGTTCCCCGATCTGCATCTGCTGATCTGCGCCGATGACGACTGGAAGATCGAGCAGCGGCTGCGGGAGTGCCTCGCCGAGGAGTTTGGCTATAGCGGAGAATTAGCAATCGGCGACGACGCGGTGCGCATCGAAACCAAAAACACTTGGTACATGATGCGCGCGGTGTTCAAGCGCGACGATCAGGGCGTGGACTTCATCGAACTGTCGTACGGCAATGACGTATCGCCGGAGCGGCGAAAGCGGTTTGAGAACGCGGGACTCAGGTGCGCATTCGAGGCCGTTGCGGACGTCGGTAATGCGAGCGTCGTGTTTCCGCGCTTTGCTGACCGCGGCGACCGCAACCTCACCGATTTCAACGATCTACATTGCGAGGAAGGTCTCGAGCTCGTGCGGCAGCAGATCCAGTCCGCGCGGCTCGCTGTATTAGCGCCGGCCGCGCAGGACATCCCGCTGGACGCACTGATGCAGGATCAGGATCTTGCGGCCGACCCTCTGTATGACCGCGCAGTTGCGGTTGTGCGATCTGCTGCACGCGCGTCCGTGTCGCTTGTGCAGCGTGCTTTGAGCATTGGCTTTAATCGAGCAGTCCGGCTGATCGAACGCATGGCGGCTGACGGCATCGTTTCGGACGAAAGCCCGAATGGTACGCGCTCGGTGATCGGCGCCTCCAATGCAGAGCGCGCGACGTCCGCTGGCGCTGCGGCAGAGGACAGCACCGGTCATGAGGTCGAGAACGGTGCGCATACGTGGGAGCGCGATCTCGCGCGAAACGAAAAGGGCACGCTGCTACCCACGCTCGGCAACGTGCATCTGATCCTGTCGAATCACAAGTCGTGGCACGGCGTCATCGCGCAGGATGACTTCGCCGGTCGCGTTGTGAAACGTAAGAGGCCGCCGTTCGCGCAGGGCGAGGTCGGCGAATGGTCCGACATGGACGATATCCGTTGCGTGCTGTGGTTGTCGCAGAAATACGGAATATCAGTGCGACAGGACATCGTGATGAGCGCGGTGCTGCTGGTCGCCGACGCGACGCATTATCACGACGTACGCGAATACCTCGAAGGTGTCGTGTGGGACGGTGTCGAGCGCGTGCGCACCTGGGCGACGCGATACATGAAGGTGGCCGACAGCGAGTATGTGCAACTGGCCGGCATGAAGTGGCTCATCGCGGCAGTAGCGCGCGTGATGCGGCCTGGCTGCAAAGCGGACAACGTACTGATTCTGGAAGGCAAGCAGGGCTGGTACAAGTCGACGGCGCTGGAAGTGATCGCGGGCAAACCGTGGTACACGAATTCGCCGATCCGCATCGGCGACAAGGACACATACGCCGTTATGGCGGGCAAGTGGATCATCGAGCTGGCCGAGCTCGATTCGCTCAACAAAAGCGACTCGTCGGCCGCCAAGAGCTTCTTTGCGACCGAGACAGACCGGTTCCGCAATTTCTATGGCAAGCGCGCAACGGATGTGCACCGGCAGGGCGTGTTCGCGGGCTCGGTCAACTTCGACACGTACCTCAAGGACGAATCCGGAAACCGGCGTTACTGGCCGCTTCGTGTCGGCGGCCCGATCCATATTGACGATCTGCGGCGGGACCGCGATCAGTTGTGGGCGGAGGCCGTGCATCTGTACCGGCAAGGCGTCATCTGGCACGTGACCGAGGCTGAAAAGCCGCTGTTTGAAAGCGAGCAAACCGAGCGCTATGAAGGCGACGTCTACGAGGATCGGATCGCGCGCGATCTGGAGCTCAGGCCGCGCGTCACGATGGAGGAAATTCTTGCTGACATCCTCAAGCTCGACACCTCGAAGTGGACGCTGCCCGAGCAGCGTCGCGTCGGCAAGGCGCTGAAATCACTCGGGTGGGTGCGCAAGCGGGAGTCGACGGGCCGGCGAGATTGGTACTACGTCAAGGAAGACGAAGCGCCGGCACCTTTGATGGAACTCGCAACTGAGGGCGCGGACGATGATGCACCGCTCTGATTTCTCGCCATTCTGGCGCGCCGCGCGTCGTTTTTCGGCGCGCTTTTGCGCCAGCTTTGGCGCGCCGTTTTCATGGTTCAGCGCCGTCCTGTGTCCCAACGTCCCAAGCGACCGCCTTGCGTGTGTGCGCATGCCTGCGACGTGCGCGACGTGAGGGTGTGCGCATGTCGCGGGCGCGCACGCACCCACAAGCCTTTCCCTTGGGACATTAGGACATTGGGACAATAGGAGATTAAAGATGATCGACCTGAAAGAACGAGCCGGTGTCGCAATGAACGTCCGCAGCCAGCTGGGCGAGTCGACCGGTGATCCGAAAGTAACTTTGGGAGCTCTGGCGTTTGTCAATGAACTGGGCAATCTGCTGTGGCGTATGAAGTATGGGCAGGACGTGAAACGGAGCAGCCTGCAGCGTGCGACGTTGTTGCTGGCGAGTCGCATCCGCTGGTCGGGGAAGTTTGCGCGCGGCAAGTTCACGGGTCTCGATCGGCAGGAAAACCGCGATCGGCGTGCGGGTCGATCTTTCGAGCGCTCGCATGCCGACATCGTCGAGCGGTTCGCGCAACGGGTGATCATCGAATGGGTCGCGGACAAGTGCCAGCACTGTGAAGGGCGCGGTGTGTTTGGCCGATCAGAGAAGCGAACCGCACCAAAGGTCGTCGAGCTCAAGTGTGAAACATGTCGCGGCGAACGCTTCCTCGTGGTCGATGAGGAATACATTCCATTTGCGCACAACGGCAGAGGGCCGATGGCATTGCGTGAATATGAGCGCTGCGGCACGTGTCACGGGCGCGGCACAATCCGCAGTGAACAGAAAGCAGCGCGCGATGGTCGACAGATCTGCCCATTCTGCAACGGCACAGCGCGACACCCGGTCGACGAAGCGGCACGTGCTCTAGCGCTAGGGGTGTCGCTCGACCTGTATCGCACACAGTGGGCGAGGTACTTTCACGGCGTGTTCGCGATGCTCGACAAGGTCGACGGCAGCGCTGCGGACACAATGCGTCGACAGATGCGAGCATGAAATTCTTGCAAACCAAGATTCAATCGAATATATTTCGGCCATCCTTTACCGAGTCACTGGATACCCGCTGGCACCGCGCGTTAGTCGTGCAAACCTCTCGGCGACACAACAATAAAAACTGGAGCCCGTTAGGTCGTGTGGAGGCGTGCGCCTTCACGAATCACAGGATCCAAAGCCCTGAGCGCGCAAGCCTCGGGGCTTTTGCATTTGGGAGTCGCCATGTCGCGTGGCTCGTTTCAGATCAGGGTCGATGCCAGTTCGCTGGTGCGGGGAGTCGACGATAACGTGCAGCGTCAGCTACCGTACGTGCAGGTGACAGCCTTGAACAAGACTGCCGGGCAGGCGCAGCAGGCATTGAAGAGCGCGATGCCACAGCACTTTGATCGTCCAACACCGTACACGCTGAATTCGACGCGCATCACATATGCGACCAAATTGAAGCCGGTTGCAACTGTCGGATACAAGGACGACTCATTCAAAGGCACGCCAGCGACGAAGTACCTGCTGCCAGAGGTGGACGGCGGCCCGCGCAACGTTAAGCGTATTGAGTCACTGCTGCGAGCGAAGGGACTGTTGCCGTCTGACACATTCGCTGTGCCGGGTAGTGCTGCCCAGCTGGATCAGTACGGCAACTTCAGTCGCGGGCAGTACGCGAAGATCCTCGCGCAGTTGCAGGCATCACGCGATCGAACGCAGAACGAAACGAAAGCATCGCGTGCGCGCAAGCGTCGGAACCCGTCGCGCGATGTGCGCTACTTCGTTGGTAGACCAGGTGGCGGACGCATGCCGCTTGGGGTGTGGGCTCGTTACCAGTTCGCACACGGCTATGCGGTCAAGCCCGTGCTGATGTTTGTCCGGGCGCCGCACTACAAGGCTCGTTTCCCCTTCGATCAGATCGTGTCCGGAACCGTCGACGCGAACCTGAGTGCGAACGTCGCGGCGGCCTTCGCATTGGCTGCGTCGACCACGCGATAGGCACTCTCAACGTACGGGTCGTTATCTCAATAGACGCGATCGGGGTCCCTGGGAAATGCCATCCGATGCGGGTAATTCGAACCCCGTTGTTTTCCCACTCTCGACGGCTATAGGGGGGTCATATTCATGCCTACTCAACGCGAGATTGCCGACCATCTCGGCATTGACCAGTCGGCCGTCTCAAGAATGCTCGATCGGCTGGGAATCGACTGGCGTATAGCACCGCTTCACGAGGTGCGCGTCGCGTATCTCGATCACCTGCGGGGCGTCGCGGCGGGCCGCACAGGCGAGGACGGTCTGGATCTGGCGTCAGAGCGCGCGATGACCGAGCGCGTAACCCGTGAAATCAAGCTGCTGGAACTGGCCGAGAAACGGGGCGAGCTGGTAAGTGCGGCTCAGCTTGAGGCGGGCTACGGCCAGATGATCGACTCATTTCAATCCGACCTTCTGGCTGTCCCGGAAAAAATCGCGGACGAGCTTAGAACGCTATACGGGATCGACGTCGACGTCGAACTGATCAATGTCCATATCTTCAACGCCATCGAGCAGTTGTCTCGATACGACCCCGACGGTGATGGCAGCGCTCAGGCGGCTCGCGAAGCGGCTGACGCTGCCGACGCGAATGACGTTGACCAGCTGGTCACGTCGCTTTCGTCGCCTGTCAGCGAAGGCTTCGGCGAAACCGGGGAAGTACAACCCTGAGCTGACACCATGGGTGTTCGGCATGCATGCCGCGCTCGACGATCCGGAGATCCAGAAAGTCGTATGTATGAAGTCCGCACAGGTGGCCTGGACGGATGGCGTCCTGCTCAATTACATCGGCAAGCGGATTCATCTCGACCCGTGCGCGATGATCGTGATGTTCCCCAAGCTCAAGGCCTCGAAGAAATTCAACATCGAGAAGTTTGAGCCGATGGTCGAGGTCACCCCGGAGCTGGCCGGGATCATTCCGATTCACAAGGGGCGCGACAAGAACAACCTGTGGGATCACAAGACCTTTCCACGTGGATTTCTCAAGTTCGTCACGTCGAACGCTCCAGACGACGTCAAGTCCACGCCTGCTCCCGTCGTGATGGTTGAAGAGCCGGACGACGCAAACACGAACGTCAAGGACCAGGGTGATTCGATCACGCTGCTCGAAGAGCGCACCAAGTCCTATTCCGATCGACGCCGCAAAGTTATTTTTGGGGGAACGCCGACGCTCGACGGCTTCTCGCGCATTCAGCAAGCCTATCAGTCGTCCGACCAGCGTGTGTTTCTGGTGGTCTGTCCGGACTGCGGCGAGCGGCACGAACTGGCATGGGAAAACGTGTTGTGGGACAAGAGCTCGCCCATAGCGCATGAGGTCTACGGCCACGCGCAGCCGGAAACAGCGCGTTACGTGTGTCCGCACTGCGGCTCGCTGTGGGATGACGCAAAGAAGTTCCGGGCCGTGCGCCGCGCAGCACAGTTGCCTGACATGGGTTGGTCGGCGACGGCCAGTTCGCCAGGCGTCGCAGGCTTCCGTATCGGCGAACTCGTGTCGCCGTTTCCAGGCTCTCGGATGGAACTGCTGGTGCGTAAATTCCTCGTCGCTGAGCAGGCGCTGCGCATGGGCGATGACAGCAAGTTGCGTTCTTTCGTGAACAACACAGAGGGGCGGCCGTACAAGGTGCGTAGCGGTTTGCCGGAGCTCGAAAAGCTCGCGGAGCGCGGCGTTGATTACGAACCGTTCATCGTACAGGCGGGCGGGCTGCTCATTGCGATTGGCGTTGACGTGCAGCACAACCGCCTCGCAATCACTGTGCGCGCATGGGGCCGGGGCGAGGAAAGCTGGCTGGTGTTGTGGGATGAAATCTTTGGCAACGTGCTCGAGCAGGGCGCGGATCCGCTGACCGGCGGCGTTTGGGGAGCGCTCACGCAGCTGCTGGTCGGCGGCTATCGGCATGCAGGCGGTGCGGTGTTGCGTGCCCGGAAAATCTCGATCGACTCGGGCGACGGCAATACCTCGGATGTCGTGTATCGCTACGTGCGGGCAGCGGTTGCTCGTGGCATTCCGATCATGGCGGCGAAGGGAGCACGGGATGCCAATGCTGAGATTTTTGCTGCACCTAAACAGTCTGTCGACGCGAATCAGGAGAACACGAAGGCCGCCAGGTATGGACTGAAGGTCTATCAGGTTGGCACGGGCAAGGCGAAGGATCTGATCCTCGGCAACCGGCTGAAACTTGAAGGCGACGGCCCAGGGCGAATGCATTGGTATCGCGGGGTGCGGGCCGACTACCTGAGGCAACTGACCTCTGAAGTGAAGGTGCCGGGCCGCATGGGCGGGCGCCCAACGTGGCAGAAAAAAGCGGGCGAGCGGAATGAGGCGCTCGACACTGAGGTGTACGCGCTTCACGCCGCACGCAGCGCGAAGGTGCATCTCTTCACGGAGGCGCACTGGCTGGCAGAGCAGGCCAGACAACTGCAGCCGGGTCTGTTCGAAACCATTCCGGTCATCAGCGCCATGCCCGAAACAGAGAAACCACCCGATCTTGCGGGCGATGGCGCGGATGGCGGCACTCAGGCAGCCGTCGAGGGTCCACCCGTAACCGCTGGTCCTCCACCGGCAGCCTTGCCGTCGCACCCGCAGGTGCGACGGCCACCGCCGCGCCGCATCGGTCGATCGTCGTATTTGAAAGGAAGATGACATGGCTTATACACAGGCGGACCTGGACCGGATCGATCGGGCTATTGCACGCGGTGAACTCGAAGTGCGGTATGGCGATCGGCTCGTCAGGTTCCGTTCGTTCGACGAACTGCGCGCTGCCAAGCGCGAGATCCAGCGCGGACTGGATGCTGCAAACAGTGTGCGTCCCCGGCCCCGTGCGTCGCTGCTGCGCCATGGCGGAAAGGGGGGGTGATGGTAGTTAAGGCATATCCATCATTGCGCCAGCGTGGTTTCGTTCTTCCACGCGCAGCCTACGAGGCCGGCGGCACGTCAGGGAGCCGGACGCGCAATTGGCGTACGTCGGGAGCCGGTCCGACAAGCGCCGTCGCGCAGAACCTCAATACGCTGCGCAGCCGCGCACGTGACGCAATCCGCAATGACCCATGGGCGAAATCGACGATAGCCAAGCTCGTGTCGTCGGCCATCGGCACAGGTATCCGGCCATACCCGAAGCACCCCGACAAGGCGACGCGCCAACGGCTTACTGAGCTCTGGGATGACTGGGCAATTGAGGCGGATGCAGATGGTCGGCTCGACATATATGGACTTCAGTCGCTCGCGGCGCGAGGCATGTTCGGCGATGGAGAAGGTCTCGTTCGGATGCGTTCGCGTCGCCCCGAAGATGGTCTTTCGGTGCCGCTGCAGTTGCAGGCACTAGAGGCAGATCACCTGCCCAGCGAGAAGACGGAGTCGCTTGCCAACGGCAACCGGATTATTTGTGGGGTCGAATATAGCCAGATCGGCCGCCGGGTTGCGTATCACCTCTGGAATCAGCACCCTGGCGACTATGGTTTGGCACCGCGGACGGGACTCGCGCTCACCCGTGTGCCGGCCGAACAGATCATTCATCTGCACCAGATCGACCGTGCTGGTCAGAATCGCGGCGTCACGGTACTTGCGACGGTGCTGTTGCGGCTCAAGTCGCTGGACGATTTTGACGACGCGGTGCTGGTGCGTCAGGGTATGGCGAATCTGTTTACGGGGTTTGTGACCCGCCAGGCACCTGACGGCGCTGTGGCGCCGGCACCGGCAGTCCAGTACGACGCATTTGGCAATCCGACCGTGGCTGACGAGGATGGCTATACACCCATTGCGTCGCTTGAGCCAGGCCTGCTTCAGGAGCTTGATCCGGGCGATACCGTCACGTGGTCGGACCCACCTGACGCGGGCGATAACTATTCGGAGTTCATGAGACAGCAGCTTATGGCTGCGGCTGCATCTGCTGGTCTTCCATATGAGTTGCTGACCGGCGATCTGCGCGGTGTGAGTGACCGGGCGCTGCGCGTGATCCTGAACGAGTTCCGTCGCAGCGTCGAGCAGTTGCTTTGGGGCACCTTCATTCACCAGTACTGTCGCCCGATCTGGGCAGCGGTGATGGATGCGGCAGTACTGGTTGGCGAACTGCCAGCGCAAGACTATCAGCGCAACCGGCGCCTGTTCCTGCGAGCCGAGTGGGTGCCGCATGGTTGGGCCTACATCCACCCCGTGCAGGACGTGCAGGCTCGTGCACTGGAAGTCGAGAAGGGTTTCAGGAGCCGCTCGTCCGTCATTCTCTCGGGCGGCGATACACCGGAGAGTGTGGATGCAGATATCGCAGCGGACCGGCAACGGGAAAAGGAACTTGGGCTCTCGTTTGGTACTTCGTCAACTGCGCGCGAAGCGGCGCGCGATTCACAGGATGAACAATGAAAAAACGCAACTGGTATGCGATCGCCTCGCAGCAGACTGCAGATGGCGTGATTGCAGAGGTCCGGATTTACGACGAAATCGGGTTCTGGGGCGTCACCGCGAAGGATTTCATTTCGCAGCTCGATGCCGCCGCCGCGCCCGCCGCGCAGGTGGTCGTCGCTGTGAATTCACCCGGCGGAGACGTGTTCGATGCATTCGCCATTTACAACGCGCTGCGCCGCTATGCGGGGAAGGTGACATCGCGCGTGGACGGGGTGGCGGCGTCGGCGGCGTCGCTGATCGTCATGGCAGGCGACACGATCATCATGCCGGAGAACGCCATGTTGATGATCCACAACCCGTGGACATTCGCGGCCGGCGAGTCATCGGACCTGCGAAAGACAGCCGACACGATGGACAAGGTGCGTGACAACATCGTCGCCGCGTACGGCAATCGTAGCGGGCAGGACGCGACGACCATTGTCGACATGATGGAGGCTGAAACCTGGCTCACTGCCCGCGAAGCAAAGGCACTTGGCTTTGCCGACGAGATCGAGGAGCCGGTAAAGCTGGCCGCATCGATCAGTGCAGGGGCGCGACTTGCGAAATACCGTCGCATGCCGGGAGAATTCTTCGACGCGCTCGAAGAGTCCGATGTGCCTGTCGAACCGGCACCGGCACCGGCACCGGCACCGGCACCCGCACCGGCACCCGCACCGGCACCCGCACCCGCACCCGCACCCGCACCCGCACCCGCACCCGCACCCGCACCGGATCCTGCTCCGGTCGAGGCATCGGCACTGGTGGCGCACATCTTTGCGTCGTGCCGCGAGGCGCGGGTTGCGTATCTTGCCGAGCCGGTCATTGCCTCCAGTGGCCTGCGTGACCAGGCGTCGGTCGATGCGCGTATTTCAGCCGCTCGGGAAATTGCTGGGCTGTGCGTTGCGGCGAAGTTGCCGGATGTGGCGGCGACCTATGTCGCGGACGGATTGGAGGTCGAGCAGGTACGCGCGCGGCTGTTCGACCGCATCACGGCGGCCGGCACCAGCGAGATCAATAACACGCAACCACCGAACCAGTCGCCGGCGCCCGTTGCGAGCGGCCCGTCGGTGACGCAGATTTATGCCGCTCGCAACCGTGCCATCAAGCAAAAAGGAGCACATGCATGACATCCATCAAGGTCGAACAGGCCCACACAGGCTCGTTCCTGCTGTCGGAGGGAAACGGGCAAATTTCCCGCGAACAGATTACCGTCACTGCCGGCGATGCACTGCCGGCCGGTCAGGTGCTGAGCAAGGGCGATAGCGGGGTGTACGCACCCTTCGATAAGGCGCATGCGGACACCGCGCCTGCTGCTGCCATCCTGTATCAGGCTCTCGACGCCAGCGCCGCTGCGCGGCTTGCCACGGGCGTCGTGCGGCAGGCTGAAGTGGCGCTCCAGAGTCTCGCCGGCTTCGACAACTCGGCCCTCTCAGGACTCGGGGCCGCGCAGATCATCGTGCGCTAGACGACTGATTCACCGTTTCACCTCAACCATTCAGCCACCCCTTGGGGTGGCTTATTTATTTCTGAAGGGAGTCTCTGATGGCTGACATCGGAATCATGAATGACGACGCGTTCTCGGTAACGAGCCTGAGCGCGGCGATTAACGACGCGCAATACGTGCCGGGCCGTATCGCTGAACTGAGCCTGTTCGAGGAAGAGGGGATTCCAACGACCACCGCTCAGGTTGAAAAAGACGGCGAGACGCTGGTACTGGTCGAGGCGAAAACGCGCGGTGCGCCGGGTCAGGTGGTGGTGGGTTCGAAGCGTCAGATGCTGACCTTCTCGGCTATTCACCTGCCGGAGCGGGCGTATATCGGTGCCGACGAGATCCAGGGCGTGCGCGCGTTCGGTCAGCAGACCGAGGTGCAGGTCATGCAGGACGTTGTTAACAAGCGTCTCGACAAGATGCGCCGCCAGCTGGATGCCACACACGAGTGGCAGCGGATCGGGGCGCTCAAGGGGTTGATTGTCGACGCAGATGGCGAAACTGTACTGGTCGACATTCTGCAGGCGTTCGGCATCAACCAGAGCGTCGTCGCGATGGCGTTTGACAAGACGGATGAGCTGCGCCAGCCCGTTCTCGACCTGATCGAACTCGTTGAGGACAAGCTCGGCAACACGTCCTACAGCAGCATCCGTGTGCTGTGCGGTCGCACATTCTGGCGCAAGCTGATTCAGCACAAGTCGGTCAAGGAAACGTACCTGAATACGATTCAGGCGGCCTCCCTGCGCGGCGACCCGCGTGATTCGTTCGAATTCGGTGGCGTGACATGGGAGCGCTATCGTGGGCGCTTCAACAATGCCGGTTTCATTGGCGACTCCGAGGCGCTTGCAGTGCCGCAGGACGTTCCGGAACTGCTGATTACGCGGTTCGCGCCGGCTGACTACATCGAGACGGTGAATACGCTCGGGCTGCCGTACTACGCGAAGCAGGAGATCATGCCGTTCGGCAAGGGCGTGGCGCTCGAGGCGCAGTCGAACCCGATCCACCTTCCGACACGCCCGGCGGCGATCGTGCGCCTGACGGCATGAGTGCTGATCTCTTCGGGGTATTCGGCGGGATCTGGGAGGCGCTGGAGGATGTCGGGCTTCTCGTTACGGCCAGTGTGCCGCAGGAAGGCGGGCCGGCGCGTGACGTGCAGGTCAGCTTCTCCTGTCCGGACGAGATCGAACTCGATGGTCGGGTAACGGTCGCGGACTACCGTATTGAGTACCAGACATCGGATCTTCCCGATCTGCGCAAGGAGGCGAATCTGACGATTCGCGACGTCAACTATCGTGTGAAACGACCGCCGCGAAGGAAATCTGACGGTTGCTTCAGCGTGGCTGAACTGGAGATCGCGAAATGACGACACTCCGGGAGATCTTCATCGAGGCGCTGATGACGCGCCTGCGGCAGGATGACGAGCTGCAGGCGCGAGGTGTGCATTTCAGACGCTCGATCTTCAGCGCCGTCGATAGTGAAGAGCCGTTTGTGATCGCCGTTCACCGCGGCGGCGACCCGTTGGTCGACGAGAACATTGGGCGTGTAACCCGGGAGTGCATTGTCATGGTCACGGCAGTAGTTCGCGACCCCGCACCGGATCAGGCGGCAGATCGGCTGTTTGAGCGCACGCATCCTCTCGTGATGGGTTTCGATGCAGCCGGTGTTTTGGGTGTCAGAGAGATTGGCACCGGCGAGCCGGAAGTCGCTGATTTCGATGGTGGCGTCGGAGTGGTGACTATGCGCTATTCGATTCAGTATCAGACAAGACCAGACAGCCTGAGTTAATTGCAGCGACTGCTGGCGTATACATTAGTGAAGGAGTGATATGGCAACGTCCAAATCAATGAAGAATTCGGTCGTGCTTGCCAAACTGCAGGTCGCAGTCGGTACGCCGGCAGTCCCGACATCCGCCGATGACGCGATGCTCGTCAGCAACATCACCGCAAAACCGGTCGCAGCCGATTACGTGTCGCGCGACACGATCCGCCCGTTCTTCGGCAACGATCAGCAGCTTGCTGCCGGCTGTCACGCGGAGCTCGACTTCGAGATCGAAGTTGCCGGCTCGGGCGAGGCAGGGACGCCGCCGGCATGGGGTCGGCTGCTGATCCCGTGCTACTTCTCCGAAACCATTACGGCTGATACGAGCGTGGTCTATGCGCCTGTGAGCGTGCAGCCAACCACGCCGCTTACGCTGTACTACTATCTCGATGGGCTCCTGCATAAGCTCACCGATGCGTACGGCACGGTTTCCTGGGACTTCACGGTCAAGCAGATCCCGAAGCTGAAATTTCACTTCATGGGCGTCTATAACCCGGTGACCGATTCACCGATCCCGGCTGGCACCGACTTCTCGAAGTTCCTCGAACCGAAGATTGCGAGCACGCAATTCACGACCTGGAGGATGCACGAATACAGCGGCCCGCTGCAGGCGTTGTCGCTCGACATCGCCAACACGCTGAACTGGTCGCAGCTGATCGGATATGAGCGCGCGGAGGTGACCGACCGTAAGCCGACAGGCAAGATCACCATGCAGCTCGGCGCGGTCGCCGACAAGGACTGGTGGACGTCCGCGAAAGATGCGCTGCTGGGGGCTCTCACCATCACGCATGGTGTCGGCGCCGGCAACATCGTCCAGCTTGATGCGCCCAAGGTGCAACTGACCGATCCGTCGTACACGGATCAGGACAACAAGGTGATGCTCGATGCGACGCTCACCGTGACGCCGGATGCCGGCAACGATGAGCTGATCATCACCGTAAAGTAACTTTGCAGTTCAACGACTCGGGCCGCTATAAGCGGCCCGTTTTCATTTGAGGATTCGAATGCCCTACGTTCTCGCGAAAAATCCAACCTTCAAAACACTCGTCAAGATCGTCGAGCCCGGCACTACAGACGACGGTGCGCTCGAAACGCACGAATTTACGGCGGAGTTCAAGCGGCTGAAGCGCGACGAGGCAGAGGCGCTTATGAAGTCGGGGCAACTGGCCTATGTGGCGCTTGAAGATGTTCTGGTCGGCTGGTCCGGATTGAAGGGCGAGGGCGGGGCAGACCTCCCGTTTACGCTGCAATACCGTGACGCGTTGCTGCAGATTCCCCACGCGATCGTCGCCCTGTGGGATGCGTTCCTGCTGAATACGTCGGGAGCAGCACGAAAAAACTGATTGACGCGGCGCGGCGGTGGGCGGGTGTTGCGATCGATGATAGCCGGGTCGATGCCGGCGTCGCTGCTGCGCTCGCGGCTTTCGGGGCGCGACCTGAAGACGTTGAGCGGGCTCGCGAACAGCAGGCTGAAAACGACTTCGAGGTCTATCCGGAGAACTGGCGGACCGTGCAGGTGTTCCTTGCGCTGTCGACGCAATGGCGCACGGTCGCGATCTCGACGATGACCAAAGCCCGCATTGTTCATACCGGTCTCGACTATGCGGCAATCGAGACCGTATTCCGGATGATGGGTGTCAAGCCGAAACGCCGCGCCGCGATATTTCAGAAACTCAGGGTAATGGAAGAAGCCGCGCTCGATGCGCTGCTGCCCGAATAATCCTGTCTGTAGCCGCCCCTCGTTGAGGGGCTTTTTTATTGGCGGATTGCTATGGCTGGAACAAGTGGGTCGCTCGGCCAGCTGGTCGTGCAGATCACGATGGACCCGTCGTCGTACCAGGCGGGTGCACGTGGCATCAAGTCGGACGCGCAGGGCATCAGTTCGACCGTCTCGAAGGCGGGCGATGACGGCGCTGCGGGCATGGACAAGATCGGCGTGCATACGGCCGGTGCGCGCAAAGAACTCGTTGTCATGGCGCATGAGCTCGCGACCGGCAGTCTGAAGAATTTTGCTGGCTCGGCGCTGGTGCTCGCCGAGCGCATGGATGCGATCGCGCTCGTGACCAGTCCAGTCGGTCTGGGCGTTTCCGCAGTGATTGCCGTACTCGCTGCTTTCGCGGTTGCTGCGTACAAGGGGCACGAGGAGGCGGATGCGCTGACGAAATCGCTGCAGGTCACCGGCAATTACGCGGGGTTGACGGCGAGCAGCTTCGCGGCGCTCGCGCATCAGGTGGCGGCCGGCACCGGCGATAGTTTCGGGACGGCGCGTGCTGGTCTGCAGGCGCTGGTGTCGACCGGCCAGATCACGGGCCAGTCGCTCGAACTGCTCGGTGAAGCCGTTGTGCGCATGCACGATCTGACTGGTGAGAAGCTCGACGACATCGCGAAGGATTACGCGAAGATGCCCGAAGGTGTTGCGAAGTGGGCCGCGCAGCATAACCAGAGCATGCACTTCATCACGACGGCGCAATACGATTACATCCGGCAGCTCGAAGACGCAGGCGACAAGCAGGGCGCGATGCTGGTGGTGGCAAAGGCTCTGGACGACCAGTTGCGGAACGAGTCGCTCAAAAATCTGGGACTGCTTGAGGCTGCGTGGCGTGGCGTTGGCAACGCCCTCAGTGGCACGTGGCAATGGATGAAGTCAATCGGCCGCGAAGAGACCACTGCCGAAGCGATTGCGCAAGCAACCGCAGACGTGCAGCGGTTGCAGAATGCGTTGAACGGTCCTGCCTTGCCAGACAACCGGCGCGCGTGGACAGAGCAGCTCGCGGCCGCGCGGTCGAAGCTCGATGCACTGAATCGCGAGGCGCTGCATGCCCAGGATGCGGCGACCGAAAAGGCGCAACAGGCTCAAACGCAGCAGGCTGGTATCGCTGCATCTGACTTCCTGAAAAAGCTGCAGGACGAAGAAAAGGGCGTCAATCGCGTCAGTCAGGCGCTCGACGACTATCGCAAAAAGCTCGCGGACTACAACAAGGCCAATCCGAACGCCCCGGTTTCCAAGCAGCAGCAGGCCGCCGACGAAGCGTATCTGCGCAAACAGTACAGCGATCATTCCGGGCAGTCTGAAGCGAACAGGATCCGCAAGAGCATGCTCAATGGTGCCTTGCAGACGACCAAAAACGGACTGGAGCTGATCCAGTCGGCGTACAAGTCGGCGGACGACCAGTTGCAGGCGCTGCACAAAGCTGCTTTGATTTCGGACCAGACCTTCTACACGGCTGAAATCACGGCGGCTAACGATGCCGCCCAGAAGCAGATCGCAGCATACGAGCAGGAAAGGAAAACCCTGCAGGACGCGTACTGGAGGGCGCCGCTCGACGAACGTATCAGGATCACGCAGGAAATCGGTGAGGTCGACACGAAAATCGCCAGGGTGCGGCAGGAGAACGCCGCGAAGGACGCGGTTTACCTGACTGAGCAGACCGAGGCTCAGCGCAAGTATCAGAAGTCCATCGAAGACACGCGCGATGCGCTTCTTGCACAGGCGGGTGTGACCGTGCCGAAGGCCGCGCACGACTACGATGAAAAGAACCGCGGTGCGATGCTTCAGGCGGCGACGACCGGCGATCTGAGTGGCGCCGCATTTCTCGACCAGAACCGGCAGCTGACGGTACTGATTGCGCAATACAACGACGTTATTGCGCAGTCGAAAGAGGCGCAGAACAGCATTTCGCTGGATCAGCAGACCGGCGTCACCGGCCTGCTCGATGCGTTTTCGCAATTGCGGTCGAATTCTGCCGACACCGTGCAGTCGCTGCAATCGCTCTACGACCAGGTGAACAAACTGTCGTGGCAAACGACCGACGAGGGTGTGCTGCGCAGCCTGGACCAGCTGCGCGACAAGATCCGGCAGTCGATGCTGGATAGCCAGAACTACTTTCAGGACTTCGCCGACGCGGGCAAGAGCGCTTTCTCCGGCATGTTTTCGGACATCGTGACGGGTTCCAGAACGCCTGCGCAGGCGGTGCAGTCGATGGTTTCCAGCATGCTCGCTTCATTCGCGCAGCTCTTCGCGAACAAGGCGTATTCAAGCATCGTCAATAGCCTGTTCGGCTCGCTCTTTCCGACGTCGACGGCGGCAACGGGAGGCGCCGCATATGGCTTCTCCATGCCGTCGTCGATTCAGGGTAGCGGCGCGTTGTTCGGCACCGGTGCCGGGCTCATGTTTGCAGGCGGCGGCGACGTATCGGGGCCAGGCACGGGGACCAGCGACAGTATCAACGCGAAACTCTCGAATGGCGAGTTTGTGGTGAAGGAGAGCGTCGTTTCACAACCTGGTGTCCGTTCATTTCTGCAGGCGCTCAACGGTGGCCACGGCGTCAGCGGGCGGAACCGCTTTGCCAACGGTGGGTATGTCGGCAACGACTCGTCGAGCAACTCTCTCGCTGGACCGAACGTCGATCTGCATATCCACAATGCGCCGGCCGGTGCCCAGGTCAACCAGACGAAGATGCCCAACGGCAGCTTGCGGCTGGATGTGATTCTGGAAAAGGTCGATCAGCACATCGCGTCCGGCATCCGGTCGGGCCGGGGTGCGACGGCCCGCACCATGCAGCAGCAATACGGCCTTAACCGAACCGTGGGGCAAACCTGATGGCAGACCTACCAACGTGGCCGGCCACACTGCCGGATCCGCGCGCGAGCGGCTATGGCATCCAGCCGGTGACGCCGTACGCACGGACCGATATGGATAACGGCGCCGCCCGTCAACGGCGCCGCTTCACAAGCCTCCCGTCTCATGTATCAGTGACGTGGCGCTTCACGCACACGCAGCACGCGATCTTTGAGGGGTTTCTGGCATACGAAATCAATCTCGGCACGGACTGGTTTGCGGTGGGTCTGCTCAACGGTATGGGCGTGAATCAGGTTCGGGCCCGGTTCATGGACGATCCACCGTACAAGTCTGCGATCAGCGACTCACGTGCGTGGTTCGACGTGACTGCAACGCTTGAGGTGAAGGCACTGCCGTTGCCGTCGCGTGATGAGTATGAGGTTCTGCGCGTGTACACGGCAGAAGAAATTGCCGCGATGGGTGACCCGCTTCATGAGGTTATTCACGTGAAACTGCCTGGCCCGTTGAGGTGGAACTGATGGCGACAATCACCGAAGCGCTGGCGGAGGTATACGCCAGCAATCCACAAGGGGAGGTGGTATTGACCACGCTGGAGTTGCGCCATTCCTCCTTTATCGACGACGCAGGCAATCCCGCGCCGATCCGCGTGGTCGCTGATTACAACGACCTCGTCGCAACGCTTGAGCGTGATGCACCGCTGAACGCCGGGCAGAACGTGACTTTCACCGCTGTGGCGTTCCAGTTCGCACTGCCGTCGATGGAGGAAGGGCAGGCGCCGCAGATCGACATCGTGATCGACGGCGCGAGTGCGGAAATCATCGGCCATCTTGAAAGCGCCGTTACGCAGACCGAGAAAATCGAATGCACACACCGACGTTTTCTCGCATCGAACCCGGCTGCAGGTCCGCATGACGAAGAGCCGCTGACGCTGTATATCGCGAGTGCCAAAGCAACTTTGACGAGGGTGACGGCGACGGCGGCGCTCACGGACATTAATAACAGCCCCTTTCCGTCGGACGTCTATAGCCCCGACGTCTTTCCCGGACTCGTGCGATGACTTCAGAGCAGGTTAATTCCTACATCGGCCTTCCGTGGACCGACGGTGCTCGCGGACCAGAGAGTTTCGATTGCTGGGGGCTGCTGCGCTGGGTGCAGTTGCATCACTTCAGCATTGCCCTGCCGGATCTGCCGTCCATGCCGGACATGCGCCGCGACCTCTATCGCGAACAGATGGCCTCGGGGGCATGGAACGTCATCGCGCGACCCGCTCATGGGTGTGGCGTGCTGCTTCGAAGTGGAGATCGTCCGCACGTCGGCGTGTATCTCGATCTCGACGGCGGCGGAGTGCTTCACGCGCAGGAAGGGGCAGGCGTTATTTACACCGAGCGGTCCAAACTTAAGAAAGTGGGGTATCCACGTGCAAGCTGGTACAGCTTCCTATAGAGCGACGATCGTTCGCGCAGTGAATCCGTACTGCCATGCGCAGGGTCGGCAGGTCTATGAACTGGACTCGCCATCCACGCCCGCTGAATGGGCCGCGCGAGTCGGTGTCGACACGCAGCACACGATCATCTGCGTCGACACCGATTACTGGCTACGCGAGGATTGGGATAACCCGATTCCCCATGGTTCGATTGTCCAGTTCATTCCTGTGCCGAAGAGCGGTGGCGGATCAAATCCCCTGCAGGCCATATTGCTGATCGCTGTGGCCGTTGCGTCTGTCTATACAGGGGGCGCTGCTGCGGCTGCGTACGGTGCTGCGACAGGCGTAGCGGCTGGGACGGTGACCGCCGGCATGATGGCGGTGCAGGCGGGCGTTTCAATGGCAGTAATGGCCGCTGGCTCGATGCTGGTCAATGCAATCGTGCCCGCCAAGACAACCACCATCGCGCAGGGCGTCACGAACAGTCCTACCTATTCGCTCTCGGCCAGTGGCAACGTGGCGCGACTGCTCGAGGCGATTCCTGTTCTCTACGGCAGGATGAACGTAACGCCGGATCTGGCAGCGACCCCGTACACCGAGTATCTCGGCAACGACCTGTACGTGTATGAGCTGTTCTGTGTTTCGAAAGGCGAGATTGAGATCGAGCAGATCCTGATCGGCACAACGGACATCGGTAGTTTTAGCGAGATCGACTATCAGGTCATCGGTCCCAATCAGGCGGTGACGCTGTTCCCCGACAACGTGGTGACGAGTAACGCGGTCAGCGGGATCGAACTGCAGGCGCCGAACGACAGCGGAGATTGGGTTGGACCATTCGTAGCCAGTCCGGCAGCGAGCGGGGCGAATTTCATCGGGATTGATATCACGCTGCCATCGGGTCTCTTTTATGCGGCCGACGATGGCTCGCTGCGAAACCTCTCGTTGACGTTTGAAGCGCAGGCGCGGCTCATTGATAATGCCGGCGCCGCAGCAGGCGACTGGATCAGGCTGGATCTACGTGAGCTCAGCATGGCGACGTCCCAGCCGCAAATGATCTCGTACCGCTACGGTGTCACACCGGGCAGATATGAGGTCCGCATGCGTCGCACGACCAATCTCAACGCCGATACGCGCGCGCAGAACCGGATCCAGTGGGCGGCGTTACGCGCCTATCTGCCGAGTGAGCGGTACTACGGCAATGTGACTTTGCTGGCCATGCGCGCACGCGCTACGAACTCCCTGAATTCAAGCACGGCGCACGATGTGCATGTCATCGCGACGCGAAAATTGCCGGTATGGACCGGAAGCGGCTGGAGCGATCCGCAGCCCACAAAGAGCATCGCGTGGGCCATTGCGGACGCGGTCCGTAACGCCGACTACAGCCTCGGCTTACCGGACAAACGGCTGGACATCGATGCGCTCGAACGCCTGGACGCCGTCTGGACTTCTCGTGGCGATGAATTCAACGGCGTGTTCGATGCGAAGGGCTCGTTCTGGGATGCCCTGACGACGATCTGCCGGGCCGGTCGGGCGATCCCGATGTACTTCGGCGGGGTAATCAACGTCGTGAGGGACGAGCTCAAAACGGTACGCACGGCGATGTACACGCCGCAGAACATCGTGGCTGGATCCTTCGAGGTCGACTATGGATTCTTCAGTGTCGATTCGCCGGACCACGTGACGGTTGAATATATGGATGAGACGACCTGGTCATGGCAGGACGTAGCGTGCATTCCGACGGGCTCGCCGGCTCTCGTCGAAAAGCGGATACAGATGGTCGGTCCGACCAGGCGGGCGCAGGCTTGGCGCGAAGGGATTTACATGGCCTACGCAAATCGCGACCAGAGAAAGACGGTCATGATCACGTCCGAGCTCGACGGACTCATTCCCCTTTACGGCGATCTCGTGGGCATTTCGCATGACATGCCGAAGTGGGGCATATCCGGCATCGTCGAGGGTTTCGATGGGGTTCGTGTCGATGTAAGCGAGCTGCTTGAATGGACGGCGGGTGCACAGCATTACGTCTATTTTGCGCAACGCAACGGTGCGCCTACTGCAGCGCTCCGGGTTGCGCTCCCGGCTGACGATGAGGACGGCATGTCGATGGTGCTGGTGGATCCGCTGCCGGAGCTTTTCGACTTTAGCGACGGACATTCGGAAGAGCCGACCCGTTTCTCTTTCGGCCCGGCGCTCGACAGGATTGCGCAGGATGTTCGCCTGATCAAGGCGACGCCGAGAGACGGGCAGGTGGAACTGACATTCGTGAACAACGCGGAGAGCCCCCATACAGCGGAGACGGGCATGAGCCCGCCTGCGCCGGTGTCCCCCTCGCTGTTACCCGGTGTAATTCACGCACCCATCATCGCGCAGGTGGCTGCCAATTCGAAGATCACGCCGGGCTATGTATCGATCACGGCGTCACCCGCAGCAGGCGCATTGCTTTACGAGTATCAAGGCAGTCTTGACGCGGGGGCAACGTGGGCGCAGCTAGGCACGTCGACGGGTAACGTCCTGACGGTGCCGATTGCGCTTGGCACGTGGGCGTTCCGTGTGCGTGCGTATGGTGCGAGCGGGCTTCCCGGGCCGTTCGCAACGTGGACGGGCACGGTCGACGAATTCAGGTATCCGCCCGCACCGCCAGTGCTAACACTGCGCGAGCCGTTTGCAGGTAATCAACTATCAGTCGAAATCCAGCGCTTGCCGGAAGTCGATTATTTCGACGTTAGCGTGGTGGTCGGTGGTGTCGTCAAGTATGGGGCAGAAATCACGGCGCAAAACTTCACGTGGACGCTCGATCAGGCGAAATTCTACGGCGCAGTCGCCGGCACGTTCGATGTGAAAGTGGCGGCCGGCAACATCGCCGGTTTGGGTAATCCCGGCACGATCTCCGTCACGAACCAGCCTCCGCCAGCACCGAACGTGTCCGTAACAGGTGGGGGCACCACAGTTACTTTGTCGATGAGCGTGACGGGCTATCCGGACGTCGCGGGCTTCCGTGTCGCCGACCCGGACGGCGTCATCGTATGTGACGGCTCAGCAGGTGTTTGCACGATCGACCAGGACGGCGAGACCTACACCGCCTATGCCTATAACTCGTGGGGCAGCGTCTCGCCCGGTACACCGGTGGTTGCTGCTCCGCCTGCGTCACCCGGTGGCAGTGGTCCGGGGGATGGTGGTGGACCCGCCTGACCAGCAGGTGAATGGCATGAAGACCGCACGAACGCGGTCTTTTTTTATATCTACCGGGAAACCCAAGCATGGCACTTTCCACAATCCAGAAAATTGACAGGCTGTCCGTCGATAGCGACCTGTTACATGCGGTGGTGCATGGCGGTGTCGCGCAGACGGTGACGACCGAGGGCGGTGATATTCCCTCGGCGGCCAATGCGGTCAACACGCTCAAGGCGTACAACATCCGCGGTGTGTGGGCATCGGGAATGACGCTCGTGATAAAGGACGTCTTTATCAACAACGGAATCGCGTACGTTGTTCTGTCGCCGGGTCCATACGTATCAACCGACGTAGCGGCTGACCTGGCTGCAGGGCGAATCGGTGTTCATCAAGGGGCGACGCGAGAAGAACTGGCCGCAGCCAGCGGCTCTTCGCTTGTCGGATTCCAGCAGGCGGGCGGGGGTGTTCGAGCCCGCCCGATGCAGGACAAAGCCCAGGAGATCATAAGCGTTACTGACTGGACGTTCGTTGCCGGTTCATACGCAGCGGCTATCAAGCGCGCGATCGCGGAAACGGCAAATCTGAAGAACGCGATTCTGACGATTCCAATGCGCGGGACGTTCCAGCTCGAGGACCAGATTGCACTCGGCGTGGACACTGGACTCGTCGGCGCAGGGCAACTGTCGACGATCCTGACATGGGCCGGAGCGGGGCCTGCCATTTACTACCGGCCAGCGGTGTTCAATCCATACGGCGCGGCAATTCGCCATCTGTCGGTCAACGGCTTACCCGGCGGTGTCGGGGGTGGCATTGAGCTTTCCGACACGTTTGGCTTCATCCTCGAAGACGTCGGCGTCGCAGGGTTCACTGCAGGTGATGGCGTCACGCTGCGCAACATCAACAAGTGGACCGAAGGAACGGAGTTTCACGGTGTACGTGTTGGGAACTGCAAGCGACAACTGGTGATGAAGCGCGACCCGGCGCCGGCAACGGCTACGGGTTCTTTCGGCTACGTAAAGATGCTGAGCGCATCCTTCCAGATCAACGACGGGCAACAGGGGATTGTCGTCGGGGACGATGCCTACAGTACGACAGACCACCATCTGTACAACTCGCTGCTCAACTGCAATATGTGGCAGCAGGGCAACTCCCAGGCATGGGTGTTCGGTCGGAACGCGACCGTATCGGATTCGTGGGGTCTGAATGCGGGCGAGGTAGACAGCACCTTTACGGGTGTCTACATGCCGCCCAATACGCTGACCAGCGGCCTCCGAAACGCCGACATGTTCACCCGTTCGTCACCGCTCGGCAAGCCGGAGAACCAGTACTCGCAGTTCCGCGATCTGCGCTACAAGAAGTTTCGCGACATCGGCTCGAAAGCGGCGGGCACCGGGACGACGCCGCAATGGTTCCAGATTGCGCAACTCGGTGCGACGAAGGGCATTTTCATGGGAAGCCTGTACACGCAATCGGGCTACGGCAGCTCGTCGTATGTGTCCGCTGCGGTGCAGTTTGCCTTCGGGAATCCGGGGAGCGGGGTCGGCGGGTATGCGCCTGTGTTTCAGGTGTCCGGTGACGCGTTCGAGCTCGGCAATAGCAACAATGGCCAGCCACATTTCAAGATCGCCACGGATGCAGCCGGCAACGTGTCGCTGTACTTCCGACGCCCAGCGTTTGCCGACGTTTGCCAGTTCGACTACAGCTATGACTGGGAAACCGGCGCAACGGTTGAACTGTGGGCTCCGACGTCAGATCCCTCGACGATTCCAGGCCTCGCGGTCGTGTGGGATTCCTATAACGGTGTCGTGCAGCAGGCACGCAATGGAGATGAATTGCTGGCCGCGCAACAGCGCATCGTTGTGGCGACCAATGGCTCGACACTGGTCTATTCGTTTGGCCACAACTACACCGATAACGCCGGCAACCCCGTTGCGCCAGAGTTCTATTCCGTTGAGGCGGTCAATGCAGATGCGAACACCGCCGGAATCTCAAACGTCGCGGTGACGGCGACGAGCGTGGTCATCACCATGAAAGCAAAGACGCCGTCGGGCACCGGCAATGTGCTGTTCGGTATCACCCTCGGGCGGAAGGCTTTCTGGAAGGCGGCTCGACCCTCTTAACACAAGGAGCTTATATGGCAATTACTGGCGCTTACAACTTCAAGGGCATCGACCTTCCGAACGCATACCTGCGCTTCGTGAGTATCTCGGGCACGAACAAAAGTGGCTGGGTAGGGCAAGTCGGTGTGTATGCGAATGCGGCGGCAGCCGCCGACGTCACAGATGAAGGGACGGTCGTGGGAACCACGCAAACCATCCCCGTGACGCGCACACCGGCGCCGCTAGATACTCTGTCGGTGTCTGCCGGCTATGACGCGACGAAGTCCGTATATGAGGTGCTTTATGCGGCACTGAAGGCGCAGCCCTATGCGGCCGGGATGACCGACGTTCTTGAATCGGGGCAGGAGGTATGAAGTCCATCGAGCAGTGGATCATGCGCGCGATTCCACAAGACAAGGCGCTGCACGCGCTCGCTGGCGTGCTGGTCTTCGGTGTGGCGCATTTCGTGACATGGCAGGTCGGCATTGCGACCGTGATTGTCGCCGGCATCCTTAAGGAGTTGATCGATCACTTCACGGATGGTGACGTGTCCGTATGGGATCTCGCTGCGACTCTGGCAGGTGGGCTCCTTGGGTTGCTCTGTTTCGCACGTTAGCTGAATTCTTAGAGACGTTACCGGGACCGCCGTAGGGCGGTTTTTTTTGGCCGCTCCGATCGCATATCGGCGCGGCCTTTTTTATTGGGGGCATCGTTTGAACGAGAACCTTAAATATTCCGATCAGGGCATGTCGCTTACGCAGAGCGCGGAGACGCTGGTGCTGTTCGCGTATCCGGATCCTGCGTCGCCATGCGCGAAGGCGCTGCAGGCTCGCGGGCTGTGGCAAAGAACGCTGCAGGGTTTGCCGATTCCAGCTGACCTGCTCAGTTTGAGCGGGGCGCCGTGGACCGGCGGGTGGGGGCACACCGGGCCGGACGTGCACTACGGAATGGTCATCACGCGCGAGCTGGCCGTCGACTGGTTGCGTGCCGATGTGCGCGGTGCAGAGGCGGTGGTCAAGCGCGACGTCAAAGTTGCTTTGAACCAGGAGGAGTACGACGCGCTCGTCGACCTGATGTTCAACATCGGCAGCGGCAACTTCGACACGTCGACGCTGTTGCGCAAGCTGAATGCCGGTGACACCGATGGCGCCATTGCCGAATTCGCGCGCTGGAACAAGGCAGGCGGCGTCGTGCTGGCGGGACTCGTTAAACGACGCGAGGCGGAACGCGTGCTGTTCCAGCTCGGCGCGAATTACGCGAGGCTCGCCGCATGAAAAACGATGCTCTCGCCCGGCTCCTTTACGCATACATGGCGATCTACATCGCGGTGTCGGCATTCGCCGCGCCGTGCTCAGCGACGTCGGTGATGCTCACGCGCGACGGATTCTGGGGCTTTTTTGTCACGGCAGGGACCGCAGCGCTTGCCCTTGTCGTGGCCGCAGATGTCGCGATCAACGACTGGTTGCCGGACAGATATGTATTCCATTGGGCACAGGCGCGGCGGCACTGGCTGTATGTGACGACGGCAGCCTGCTACGTCACGCCCATATTCGCGGCAAGCGCGTATTTCATCAACGCGGCGCAACTGGTTTTTTACGTGGGCATGGCGCTGTTCGGGCTGCTGCTCGGTTATCGGGAAACGCAGGCAAAACGGGGGATAACGTGCGCCGATTGATTCAATGGGGTTGGGGAGGGTGTGCGCTGCTGTGGGCTGCAGCGGCATACGCAATGGTGCGACAGACCGAGACCGCGCTCGCCGATGGGCTGGCAGGCATTCCGGCCGCGTCGCTGGTGCTGGCTGTGTTCCTCGCGTTGATCGGAGGCACGGCCAGTACGTTCCAGCGTTTCGCGTCGAGCGATCCGCCGGCGCGTTCGGCGGGGATCGAGATCGGCAGTGTGATTACCGCATCGATTGTCGCGGGGCTGTCCGCGTTCTTTTTTTGTGAGTGGCGGGGGTGGCCAGCGCCGCTTACCGCGCTCGCGATCACGTTGGCGAGCTGGGGCGGCAAACGCGTGCTGGATCATGCGCTCGATGCCGGGCTTCGACGAATTCAGGGAGAAAAGCCATGACGGACATTACCAGTCGTATCGCGTCGGTGGTCGTTGGTCTGATCGCCGTTGTTCTGGGTGTCACATGCGCCGTGCAGTTCATCGAGTTGAGAAGCGTTCGAGCCGACTATTCCCTTGCGCAGCAGAAGGGTGCAACAGACGATCAGTCGATTGGCACGCTTCGCTCCCAGCTCGCGACGTCGCAGGCGGATCTGGCCGCTGCGGCATCAGGGGCGCAGGCATGTTCGGCTTCGGTGACGCAGGCCGCATCCGAGGCCTTTGCTGTTCGGGCGGCCGCCGCTGCGGCACAGGCGAAGGCGGCAACGCAGGCGCAGTCGTACCAGCGGCAGATCGATGCGCTTTCTCAACGGATTCAGGATCCATCCAACCAGTCGGAGACGTGCGATGCGGCATTCGATCGTTTGCGCGGCGCTCTATAGCGCGCTGTTTGTTATTCCCGGTTGTGGCTCGACACCACCTGCGCCGATCTCTGCTGTTGTCCACACGCGGACGCTTGAGGCGAAGGTGCAGGTGCCCGTGTCGTGTATTGACTCCGTGCCGCCGACGCCTGCGTTTCTGTCGGATGCGGATTTGCTTGCCGCGCCCAACGGCTCGGCCGTCGACCGTATCTGGCGGGATCACCTGCAGCGGGAGAAGTGGGAGACGGAACTGACAGGGTTGCTCGCAGCCTGCGTATCTCACCCGGTCGACCAGTAGAAAGCGGCCCATCCTAAGCGGATGGGCCGAAACGTCCAGGGATCAGCTCGAACGGAAAGGGGATCGTAAACATCCGTGCTGACGTCGGCCAGTATGACTTTCACCGAAGATCAAGATGCCGGCTGCCCGACTGAATTGCTCAGTTGCCTGCGACCGGCTTGAGCGGCAGATAATGTTCGCTGTCGTACGCCGTCGTGACGGTGTAGCCGTCCCGTTTGCGGATTTTCAGAAAGAATAACGTGGGTGAAACATCCTCAGCGCCGCCGCAGGCGTCGCTGTGGTTCTCACGCACACGCACGAGGAAATACTTCCCCTTATCCGCGGTGTCGAACAGCAGGCATTCGGTTTTGTCCTTCGAGAGCTGATAAGTACGCGTGATCTCAGATGCACGGATCGCTGCGTCGTCACCGGTCTTTAACGTCTGCTGGGCAGCGCATGCCTGCGTGCAGGCGACCAGCGCGCATACGACCATCGCTCGACGCATCATTGGGCGGCCTTTTGCGTGTCGTACTGGTCGAGCTTGTGGGCGCGGATTATGGCGTTGAGCTTCGCCGAATAGCTGAGATCTGTCGCATAGCCATTCTTCGCTAACTGGACCGCAAACTGCGAACTGCCTGTGTACAGAAAACACGAGCGGAAGCGCGGATTGTTTCGCAACATCTGTGCATAGTCGTCGGCGGCGTCATCGTAGCTGGCATACGCACGAAACGCATCGTTGATCTGGATCGACTGCCCGTTGATGACCTCATGGGTGGTGAACGTCGTGCTGTTGCCGCCTGGCGCCCGGCCCTTCACGCCGAAGTAGGCGTTACCGACAACCGACCGTCCCCAACTGCTCTCAAGCGCCGATTGCGCGATTACCAATCCGGCCGGCACCCCATATTTGCGCTGGACCTCCTTGGCAGCCTCCAGATGCGCGTCGATGAACGCTTGCACGTACGCAGGGGGCTCATGGTGTTTTGGCGAATGGTGCGCGGCGTGGTGCCCGTGGGCGCCCGGTTGCGTCAT